TCAGAACGGTAAATCATCACTTGATATATCTATTGGCTTTCCGTCATCAAATGGGTCTTTTGGTTGTGCTTCCGGCTGCTGTGGTCGTTCCTCATTGTTGTTACGGTTGAATTCCAGGAACCGGACATTATCCGCTACAACCTCCGTCACGTATACACGCCGTCCCTCGGTATTGTCAAAATGTCTGGTTTGTATCCGACCTTCCACGGCCGTTAGCCGACCTTTGCGCAGATAATTCGCGCTCGCCTCCGCCGCGGACCGCCAGACTACCACCGGTATAAAATCTGCCTCCCGATCGCCATTCTGGTTCGAGAACGGACGATCGACCGCCAATGTAAACTTAGTCGTTGCTATACCATTAGGGGTATATCTAAGCTCAGGATCTCGCGTCAGTCGCCCTATTAACACCACTCGATTTAACATGGTATCGACTCCTTAATACAAGTTTAGCTCGGCAAAATGTCGTGCTTGCTTAATTACTTTGGTGGCCCGGCAATACTCGCATTTTTCGCATCGAATCGGTTCAACTTGTCCTAATTTAACGGCCTTCACTCGTTCGATGTTGTTCCGTACAATCTGTAAGCTGGATTCAATCACATCATAGTCAAAATAGATGATTTCATGGTCTGGTGGATCCTGTTTGGTCACGATGACCATATGCGGGATCGGCCACTCCTTCCGCCCCGTGTGCCGTTTCTCAATTTCGGCATATACGGCCATTTGAATCGTGTAGCCATAGTGATCCAGGAAATTTTCATAGCATTGCGCATCCTTGTTCCACCACTTACCATCCATCTCTTTGAGCGCCTTCAAATCTGCGAAAATGCCAACTCCCGGCTCAATTTCCGGCTGATAGCTGTCCATCATGATTTTCCACGGAATACCGAACAGTTCAGCCGTCATGATCACCTCTTTTTCTCCGGCCAATGCCTTCATGACAAGTGGATCGTTTTGCAGTATCTCTATCATCTTGTTGCAGTGTTGGAAATTAGATTTAAGCTGCCCCGCTGTCGCCCCTCTACTGCTGTATAGTTCAGGATTATTGGCCTTAAAATCATCTAACGTACCTTCGTTCCACGCGTGGACGTAGTGACCTTCCATAAAAGCCGTGACAGATGGCCGTTCATACTCACCGTTGATTGCAGCCATTGCCTGAGCTTCACAGCCCCCGAATGAGGGCAGGAAGCTCTTAAACTGGCTTACAGACATATAGTGACGGTTGGCTTCGAGGCTGTAGTAATTACTCTTGGTTAGTTTCATTGTCTGACTCCTCTTTGACTTCCTCATACTCTGCATCAATTACAGTGGCTTGAGGGTTCAATGGGCTCTGTTGCGCCTGCTTAGGCTCTTTGTTAAATTCAAAGTCGCTTGAGTCTTCAAATGCCTGAGCCTGTTCAATAGTGTCGAAATCCAATTCGATATTTTTGCAAAGACGGCGCAAAACAGTTTTTTTGTACATTTCGCCTTTACTTTTAACCCAAGCTTGTCCATTTGGTTGCTTTGAATAGTTCTTCCGTGTCAGTTCGATTTCTGCCACACTCATCACTTCATATGCCAAGCCGTCATCTTCAAATAATGAAACTGCAAATGCCCCCTTAATCTCGCTATCATTAAATGGTAGAGGCTTGAACTGAACAGTCGGCTGCCCGTCTTTTATTTCTTCAATAAACTCATCGCCTTCGCGTACAAGTTTGGCGTAAATATCCTTCACCGGGCGGACGCTGTATTTTTTAGCAAGCTTCTTCTCGCCCTTATAGTCCGTTTGAAACTGTACAGAGCCGCCATAAGTGATGGCGTAACATTCTTTATTAAAAAAGTCCAAGCCGAGGAACGCGCCTTTCAGCAGCGTTCTTGCAACGCTCTGAGGATCGCATTTTCCAACGTCCTTTGTATCCTGAAGCACCGTCATACAATTTTGTAGAAAGCGCGTTTTGTTGAAGCTTTTCGGCATTGCTTCGCGCTTTGAATCAATCAACTTTTCCAGGTTGTTATGGATCGTTAGCAAATGACTCGTAGACATATCCATCCCTCCAGTGATATAATTCCGATAATCAATTTGTTAAAGATTTTGAATTAGTTGCGGGGTAGGAGCCGCAACTAATTTGCTTTATTGCGCTCTTTGTTAAGCTCCAAGTACCGCTGCCATTGCCTCTCACTGTCGAAGATAAACATTTCCTTGCCGCGATGGTTGGTAATCCGCCCTCCTACCTGCGACAATCTCCACTGGTCAAACCGATCTGTGCTGAACGATATTCTTATTGGTCTCATATACCCAATTCCCCCAATCCGTTGGTTTCCTGGCGACAACTGCACATTCCACAGCTTCACGAAAGCATTCTTCACAATGCGGCTGCTCGTCCTCATATACGAGATATTCAGCCGGCCGGCCGCATCCACATTCCGGCCTCACGAAAGCTCCTTCCCGGCCTCTTTGGTGCACTGCCGGCATACTAACTTGCCCTTGAATGTCATCATGTCATCTAATCCGCCGCAGAAAGTACATCCAGGCTGATACTTTTTAAGTACAATGCACTCCCCATCCACGTAAATTTCCAGCGCATCCTTTTCACCAATACCCAAGGTGCGGCGAAGCTCGATTGGAACAACGACACGACCCAGTTCATCGACTTTACGAACGATACCTGTTGATTCCATTGAAATCTCCTTCCGCCAGTGCTAAACTGGCTTTATATTCTTGGTTTTGCAGCTCCGCGCGGCTCCTATCCCGCAAGGAGCTGTTTTTCATTGCAATTTGCTCGCTAGACGTTGGTACTGCTTCTTATACAATTTGCGTGCACGCCAGGATTTCGTAAGAATGCACATTAGCAGCAGGCGCAAGCAAACACGTAACCGTTGGTTCTGCGTCATGACCGATCCTCGCTGAAGTACAGCTCGATGAACTCTATCGTCGATTGATATAAACGACCGTGCAGATTATCACCGTGACGATTCTCGACAGCTATTGTAAACTCGCCAAGGGTCCCTGTGAAACACCCGCGAGTGACTAGAATACCGCTCTTGCCACGATAGGCGGTTAAGGTCCCATCTTCCGAGCCAATCGGCCCTATCGTTAGCAAGTCGCGGCTGGACTCTATGTGTCCGTGGCGGATGTGGCACGGTACTCCAATATCCGCACCTTTTACTACGCTGCCCTCTATACGAGCGTAGTTACCGATCCTCGACTTGCAAATCTGGCTGCCCCCGCTGATACGGGCGTGTTGGCCTAGCTGGCTCTGCTCTATTTGGGCGCGACCTATTACAACGGCGCTGTCGTATACATTCGAACTACACACGGTGATGTTTCCGAGAATCTGGGCGTTATTAAATACATTTGAGTGCTTAATTTTTGCATTGCCGCCAACTTGCCCGCATTCGAACACTTTAGAGTTGCCATACAGCCAACAATCACCGTTATGACTGAGGTTGTGTTCGGATTCAATCCACCCGCCGACATCGCCAACCTTGACGTCATCAAAGTCCCTCACGGCGCGGATGCGATGCAGCGTGACAGTTCCAGAATGCTCTATCGTTTCCCCGGTAAATTCGTATTTGCGTTCTACCATCTCGTTAACCCCCTACAATTGATTAAGGCTCAATAATCGCGTCGCCATCTTGATCCATATAGATTTCAAAGTCATCTTTAAATGTACTCTTGACCCCTGATGGCTTAATAGTCGCGTTTCCGCCTTGGTCGATACTGATTGCAAAGCACTTCTCTACCCTTTCCACGTAGATTTCCACATCTTCATCTCCGAATAGTTCGTTCAATTTCGCGATGAGCTCAGCTTTTTTCATATCCTCTCTCACCTCCCCCTCTCTGTTAAGACAACCGCTTCGCAGTCAAAGGCGTATTTTCTTGTCAACTCGAACAAAGCATATGGGTCGGAAGCAGCCCTTTCCACACCTGGCCTGTTCGATAGTTCATTGAGCAGGTCAGTCGTTTTTACTTTGGAAAGATCCATCCTCTCATAATCTAAACCCTAGCTTCTCGGCCTCAATGGCCGCCCAGGTGATAAATTTGCACTTCCTTGGGTCGATATACTCCCGGTAGTAACGCTCGGCTAAGTGGTCGAGTAGCTCATCTGGTATTGGCATGTGGTGGTCCTCCTCATATATACCGCGAAAAACTCCGTGCCCGTAATCATAGGTCGTCGTCCCTTGCCCAATCGAGTAGCGTCTCAATGATTCTAATGTCAGCGTCACATTCGTAGGTTAGACCGCGCTCGAGGTTGTAGTACCCTGTAATGATCCTTGTTCCATATTTCGATTCAACCAAAAATTCAAAACAATAAAGATGATCCAATTTTTTAATGTTTGACTTTAGAATCTCGCCCTGGTATAGATTCCTTTCGAGTTCATAGGCATGCTCGGGTTTCATTGCATCCATTAATTCTTCAAGCGTCTGGTTCATGTGGCCCCTCACTCTCCGCAAGTAAATTTCCGTCTAGATCCCAATATTGGGTGACTACTCTAAAGGGATCTTTTTCTGTTCCTCTCCCTCTTAGCGCCTTTGTTTCAAGTACATGCACTACTCTTGCGCTAAATGTTCCTTTTAATCGTGACGGATTCATGCTGATTCATCTCCTTTCTAATGGTTGTAAACCTCGATTCTGGATGCTAGAGTAAAAATGGGTGATACTTTCGCCGAACCAGTTGGTTATCTACGAAAAAAAGGTTATCTGCGCATTGAATCGAATCATGCAGCTTTTAAAAAGTTAACAAAAGATAGTCCTGTTAGCCCTGACACCCCACTCGAAATAACATTTGAGGGAAAGATAGTTTTAGAGTCTGAACATAAACTATCAAAAGCTAAAAGAAACGAATGGATACGGTACATTATTACAACCACTATCGCGACAGCTGCCTTCATCAAGTCGTTTTTCTTCTGAATCATTTTATGAACGACATTACAAATGCAGCTACCATCAATCCCCATGTTATAGCCCAACACCAAAGTGGTACTCCCCCACTACTTTTCTTCACCTTTCTTCACCCCTTCCAATGCTGGTTTATCTCCTCATTCGTTTGAAGGCTCGTATCATTCGGGCCTTTTTCTTTAATGACCACAATAATCGCTGGCCCTTCCACGTTCATACCATAGACTCCCATGTCGATTTTGCATGTCTCTCCTGCTTTTACGCTGATCATTTGAGTTTTCATTTTCATTTTCATGTCCCTTTCTTAATTAGCTTTCTTCGGCAGCCAAGCATCCACATATCGCAGTGCGCCTTGTAAATCCTGTCGCCGCACATCTTTGTAACTTGGCACTCCCCAACGATCCTTAATTTCCCTGTGGAGTTGCCGGAACAGCCCAGTGCGCAGTTCCTTATCTGGTTCGATGCTACATACCTTCGTGTTGACTGCCTTCTGAAGCCGGCGCTGCTCTCCGCTGTTGAGCGTTATCTGCTCGTCTACCTTCTGTTCCACCGTCTCAATCCGATTTTCAAGTTTCGGGACTGCCTTCATCATCTCTGCCGTCTGCTGCAATGCGACTGCCATCGCCTCTTGTGGTGAGAGTACCGGCACGCCGTTTTGCAATTGCTGCCGCATGCCTTCAAATTCTGCGATATACCTCTCTTTAAATTCCATGGCCTTCTGCCCGGTATAGCCCATTGCCAAGAGCGTGAACCCTTTCTCGGTAATCAAATACTTTGGCATTTCCCGGCCTTGGCCGTTCACATATACCGACGCGCCAAAATTGGAGAGTCGAAATTCATCGCTACATCCAAGTTCCCGGATATCTCGCAGCACTTTATCATGTGCCTTCTCGAACACCTCCGCTACAGTCAGGCTGTCTGTTACTGCTCGTCCATTTGATACGAATACTAACTGGTTCATGCAGATTTCCCTTTCACGTTGTAATATAGTTCCATTTCCCTTTACAATAGAGTTGTCCAGACTACCATCGAAGGGAGGTGAGAACCATGCCTAACAAGAAGCAAACATCTAAATCTGTCGCTTCTACTGCATCCAAGATTCTACACGACAATAGATATAGCGCAGCTTCAAAGAAAGTCGCAGGTAGCGCTCTATCTCAGACTAAGAAAAAGTAACTACAAAGACTTTAACTGCACATCAGGTTCTAAGGAGACTATCATTGCTGCATTGATGTAAATTCTTGTCTTGCCGAATGAAAGTTCAATCATAGAATCCATTTCCTTCGGCAGGACGCCTTTTCTAACTTCGTTTATTTCAACATCCTCATATACATCGCCACTCACCAGTACGATGATTTTGGCTTTCAACTGTTCATATCCCCTTTCAAGGGCTTGTCCTGTAAATTATGTAGGTTCATGTTGTTTTGCATTTTCCTAAATTCCCTTTAAAATAGAGTTGTCGAGACTACTAATTGAAGGGAGGTGCGATAATTGAAACTACAACATGACTGCGTTAGAGATTTACTACTCACTATTGAAGAAGAATTACCTCTAGGAAAATACTTTAGTACTGGGAGTATCCATGAGAAAATGCAACAGTATTCTAAAGAAGATATTTTTTATACGGCACTTAAATTACTAGAAGCAGGCTATATTGATGCTACAGAAATTAAATCAATAGGTTTAAATGATTTAAAAATTAAAAGCTTAACTTACTTTGGTCACCTATTTTTAGATAACATCCGTGATGATAGAATTTGGGTAGAAACTAAATCCGCTGCTTCTAAACTTTCCGGGGTTTCATTAACCGTATTGGCTGAACTTGCAAGTAGCTATGTGAAAAGAAAACTAGGATTAGTTTAACGTCTCTAAGTAAGAGTTAATCCCTCTTATCAATTTTTCATATACCTCGAGCGACATATCGTCACCCTCATAACTAACTGTTAAATCCAGTCGAACTTGGCTCAATTTAAAATTATTTTGTTCAGGAGCGACTGGGTTTCTAATCTCATAACCAGTAAGGTATATCTTATCCATTTATTCCGTCTCCCTTCATTTCCTATTTGCTTATCCATCGTTCCTCTTGCTACAATGAAACTAAGTTTGTTTTTTACGCCTCATCGGTCTTCGCCAAAAGTTCCCGATGAGTCATTCCAAACAGATTTTCGAGTTTGCACAGGACTTCATATGACGGGCGTCTTGTGCCTTTTTCGATGTGTTGGTACATCCTTACTGTAACGCCTAGCGCATTAGCCGCTTCTTGCTGTGTCATGCCTTTTGTTTCTCGAATTTGTTTCAACTTATTCACCATCACCGCCACCTTTTATTTACGAACATTTCGTTCGCATAATTGGATTATATAGCGAACAACTTGTTCATGTCAATATTTTTTTTGAAAGGTTGTTTTTTACGTGCCTACTTTAGGAGAAAGAATCAAGCAATTGCGTGAACAAAATAATCTCACCCAAAAAAAATTAGCTGAAATCCTTGGATTTAAATCAGTTAGAGCAGCACAATACATTGAAGCAGACCAACGTGGTCTTGATCATTTGTCCATCATTATACTAGCCGACTACTTCGACGTATCCCTTGACTACCTTGTCGGGCGTTCCGACGATCCGCGCCGTCACTAGTTGACGACTGTTGCTTGTCCCCTACTCGACCTGTACAATGGAAGTAAATACATGCCAGAAAGGAATGACGTCGATGGAAAACGAACTTTTACATCAAATCTTGTCGGAACTTAGAGAACTCAAGGCTGGTCAACAGAAGCTCGAAGCCGAGCAGAAAAAAATGAATGAGCGACTTGATAGCATCGAAAAAGACACTGCACTAATCCCAATGATTAAACAAGCCACGCTGGAGACCAACGAAACGGTGAGACGTGTGGAATTATCGCAAGAACGCCAAGAAGGAATCATTGAAGTATTATCTGTCCGTTCCATTGAACAAGAAGCCGCAATAAAAAGAACTAATTAGCTAATCCCCTTACGCTCCGCCTCTTGCTTGAGTTCCTTCATTAGCTCATCAGGCAGGCGGATTGTCGTTTGTTCGCGTTCCATCTGCTTGCCGCTATTTTGGTTCATGCAGATTCTCCTTTCACTTCAGCAATAAGTTTTAGTGATACATCCATAAATCCGTTCTTGTAGTCTTCAATGAGGTCGTTAAGTTGCTGCTCCATTTGAGCGCTTATAAGTGTTAGGGCTTGAACGGTCGCTTCCTTCGTTTCGTTCAATGCTGATTCAAGCTCTTGCACTTTCTTTTCGAGCTCCGCAATCCGTTCTTCATTGTTCATGTTCATCCCCCTTCCTTATTTTGGTTGCACCCTTCAAGCCTTCCCTTTACAATAGAGTTGTCTAGGCACTATGGAGGGAGGTGAAACTATGACTCAGAATTTTGCCGAAATAGCTAAAGAAATTACGATAGCAGCAATTGAACACAGCCTATTTACAAAGAAGAAATCCACAACATTAAGTACTGAAGAGTTGAACAAAATCAACGCTGAAGAAATCTCCGAGTTTTATGCAAAGATTGCAAAGGGCGTTAATGACGTTTACAACGGTAAATTTACAGATTAGTTAGTTTCGCAAGTGCTTCTATCAGGCTTGGCAGTCGTTCGTGATCGTCTGCCGAGTCGCTTTTCATTACTTTTTCGATATAGTTACTTAAATTGATAATCAATTCGTTTACTTTTTTGTTCGCCTCTGCGTTCATTCTGGTTTATCTCCTTTCAGGGGCTTGTCCTATAAGGCGACTCTTACGAGTCGCTTAACTGCAAAAGCTCTAAATTAGTACGCTCTTCAGGTGGTTTGAAGGCCCCGCTCTCAATCGCTCGAAGTATTGCATTTAAACAGATTTTGTGCAGGTACTCTTCAACATCGGGCGGAAATAGTTGTCTTCCCATGCTCACCCCTCCCTGATTATATTTATGAGTTCTTTTACATGGGACGACCCTTTAAATTACCCTCCGCTTCATAATTTCGCTAAAAGCGGATTCATCACCAAAAAAAATATAGTCTCTCGGGGTATTGTATACTTCTTCGATGACCTCCATTTTGCTAAAAGAGACAACACCTGAATTTTTTTCCCACAACTGCAAAGTTTTTTTGCTAATCCCCAGTAGTAAAGCTGCTTCTGATTGAGAATAACCAAACTTTATCCTTAAAGATCTCAAAGTATCTTTCATCCAATCAGGAATGGTACTCATGATTGTATCACCTCCCTAAACACATTTTATTACGCCGAAAGCGGAATTACAAGTGCTTATTTCGTTTTTAGCGAAATTTTTTTCTCCTTTCATATTGTATGTTCCGTTTAGAGCGGTATAATAATAAGTAAATAAATAAATGAATGAATGAGGTGCGAATAGTGATGGATAGTAAAATTAAGGATATATTTGCCAAAAACATACTCAACCTTAGAAAACAAAAAAATTTGACACAAGGTGATTTAGCAGAAATTTTAGGGGTAGGAGTGTCCACTGTATCGGACTGGGAAAAAGCAAAAAAATATCCCCGAGCGGGAGTAATCGAAAAATTATCTTCTCACTTCAACATTCCTAAAAGTAGATTATTTGAAGAAGTCAATGGTCGTAGTTACTTGGGTTTTGCAGAAATGGCTATGGTTCCAGTTGTAAAAAAAATATCTTGTTGTAACGGTTATGTGACTTATGAGAACGTGGACAGACACGAAGCCACGCCACTGTCATGGGTATCATGCGGAGAATACTTTTATGTTCTTGCTGTTGGAGATAGCATGATTAACGCGCGTATATATGATGGAGATTTGCTGCTCTTACGCTCCCAAGAAGATGTCGAAGAAGGGGAAATTGCCGCAGTTCTTTTGAACAATGAAATTGTAATAAAACGTGTCTTTAAAAACGGAGGCATCTTGGTTCTACATTCTGAAAATCCCAGCTTTAGTCCTATCTATGGCAATGATGAAAAAAACACAATTAAAATTCTCGGGAAATTGAAAAAAGTAATATTTGATGTATAGAGGTGGAGCAAATGGTTGTCGGCATTTACATTAGGGTATCAACTGAGGAACAGGCCCAGCACGGGTATTCAATAGATGCTCAAAAAGAGAAGATGGTTGCTTATTGTCAATCTCAAGGTTGGTCTGAGTACAAATTATACATAGATGATGGATATACAGGAACCAACATGGATAGGCCAGCACTTAACAGATTGATTCGCCATGTAGAAAATCATAAGATAAACCTTGTGGTGGTGTATAAACTGGATCGACTAAGCAGAAAACAACGCGATGTATTGTATCTGCTTGAGGAAGTTTTTGAAAATAATAATACCGGATTTAAATCTGCCACTGAACCATTTGAAACTACAACACCTTTTGGAAAGGCTATGATTGGCATTTTGGCCGTATTTGCGCAATTAGAACGAGATATGATCGTTGAAAGAACTACCTCCGGGAGAAGACAGCGGCTAAATGGAGGCAAGTGGTGCGGAGGGAGAGTCCCTTTTGGATACTATTGGGATAAAGAAAGCGAAATGCTCATCATCATACCTGAAGAAGCTCGAATTATTAGGGAAATATTTAAGCAGTATCTTGATGGAAAGTCGCGGCTTGCTATTGCGGAATGGGCAACATCACGTTGTACAAATCGAGTAATTGATCATGCTGTTATTAGGGAAATACTTTCCAGATCAATATACATAGGGAAACTACAAAATTCTGGTACCCTAGTCGAAGGTGACCATGAGCCAATAATTGACATGAAAACATGGGAATTAGTTCAGAAGGAAGTTATAAGACGGAAAGAAGGCACTCTTCCAAAGGGAGAGTTTCTTCTTTCCGGATTACTTAAGTGCGGAGTCTGTGGCGAGAGTGTTGTTCATGTAAAAAGAGTAACTAAACGCTATAAAAAGGAATACATTTACAACCTTTATGCTTGTAGAAACCAGCATGTAAGGAAAAAAGACAGAAACAACAATTGCTCGTTAGGTTATCAAAGAAGAGAGACCGTAGAGCAGTTTGTTGTGAGCCAGCTTAGGACATTGGCTCTTTTCCCTGAGAAAATTAAAGAGGCTAGAGATGCTCTGAATTATATTGATAGCGATTCTTCCTTACTTGATACATTAGAGGATAAGCTAAATAAGATCTCATCAAATTTAGAAAATCTATATAATGCTATCCAGGAAGGGGAGATAAAGGCATCTGCAGTGAGTGGCAGGATTCGGACGCTTGAGGAGCAGAGAGAGGCAATCGAGAACAGTATTGAAGACATAAAAGAAACTACTCCGACTAAAAATAACTCAGAAGAAATCTATACTTTAATCAAAGATGTAGGAGTTGCTTGGGATTACCTTACTTACGAAGAACAAACAACAGTAATTCGGAAAGTGATCAAATCCGTCACACTACAAAAAGGCGGGGAGCCTCTTGTAGAACTAAATTTCCTATAATCCTTTCTTCATAT